AGTACTGGAGAATATTGGAAAGGGGATGACGATGGGAGATGCAGCGGAAGCAGCGGGATATTCGAGGGTATATGCAGACTCAGGAGCGTTAAAGAAGACTAAGGAATGGAATGAATTACTTGAAGAATATTTGCCTGATAATCTTTTAGCCGAAGAACACAAGAAACTTTTGAAGCTCAGCAAAATAGATCACATGGTCTTCCCTGTAAGTGTTGAAGAGGAAGAGATAGAGAAGATTATTACCGATTTGGGGTGTGTGGTAAAGAAGTTTCAGTTTGGAGAGCAAGGGACTCATGTTTGGTATTACGTTCCTGATGGACTGGCAAAGAAGAACGCACTCGACATGGCTTATAAATTAAAGGCAAGGTATGACAACACTATCACCGTTAAAGGAAAGCTTGGCCAGCTTAGCGATGAAGAAATTGAAGACAGAATCGCCAGAGAGGTATCAGCGGTTATCGGAGCTATTGCGGGAGAAGGAGAAGCGAGTACAGATGAATCCAGCTCGTAGTTATATTCCTAACGGCAAAGCTGAAGAGTTTATTGAACTGGTCGGCCAGGATAAACACTTCGTGAATATGTTTATCGGGGCTAATGGTGTGTCCAAGAGTGCTACCGGCGCAAACATTTTAGCCAATATCATTTACGGACCACAGAACGATTACTTCAAACATCCACTCTTTGAGAAGTGGCCATACTTGAAACGTGCTCGTATCATTGCAGATCCGACAACGATCAAGGTAAAGATTATCCCTGAGCTTGAGAAATGGTTTCCTCAGAATGAAGTTAAACGGTTTCCAGAGGCGAACTACGAAGCAAGCAAAGAGGGCAAGAACTATGTGTGTAAGATCGAAACAAACACGGGATGGACAATTGATATTATGTCCACCGAACAGGACGCTAAAGAGTTTGAGTCGGCTGATATCGGGGTAGTCTGGATAGATGAGCCAATGCCAAAGGATAAGTTCATGGCTACACTCGCTCGTGGTCGTATGGGGATGATAATCATTTGGACGTTTACGCCCCTCACCTTTTCAGCCTGGATTAAGAATTGGATGGATGAACACCAAGGGGATACTGTGGATTATGTCGAGGCTGAGATGGAAGACAATTGTAAAGTTCATGGAGTCCGAGGCATTTTGGAACATTCGCATATCAAGAAGATTTCTGACGCTTGCCCTGAAGATGAAAAGGAAGCCCGTGTATTCGGCAAGTTCGGGCATTTGGTGGGCAGAGTCCATAAACTGTTTAGACGGAAGATACACGTTATCCAGCCGTTCAAGATCAATTCGTCTTTGTTTGCGACCTATAAAGCCATAGACCCTCATCCAAGAGTGCCGGACCATGTTCTGTACATCAGCGTAGACAACAAGGGGAGGAAGTATGCAACAGGTGAAGTTATAAGTGAAGGGAAGACTGAACTCCTCTATCAGCGTATGAAAGCGTTTGAGGCGGCTATGGATTACAGGATTGAAGGACGGTTGATTGACCCTTCGGCCTATAACGATGACCAACACCGAGAAGAAAAGAGTGTCGGGTCTTTGCTGTTTGATTTGGGGGAAAGCTACATCAAAGGCTCGAAAGATTTAATGGCAGGGATAAAACGCACGAATGACGCTTTGGGTTATGAACTGAAAGAAGGGATGTTGGTACGCCCCCCTGAGCTTTATTTCTTTGATACTTGCACAGTTGCCATAAAACACATTGAGGAGTATGTATGGTCTGAATGGAAAGGAAGTGCTCGGGATGAAAAGCAGCCTAATGCTCGCCCTAAGGACGTAAACGATCATCAGGTAGAGAACCTTCACAGGTTGTTACTCTCTGAGCCGGTCTTTATCCCTCAACAATCCCCGAAAAGTTCCAGCTATAGCGGTGTAACGGATGCGGACATAGAAGAAAACTTAGATCCTTACATCAAAACTCATGCTTAAAGGAACTTCGCAAAGTGGTCGGGATTTACATTGGCATCGTAAACATCTCCGTAAGCTTACAAAAACCAAAGCGAGGCAGCATAAAGCTTTTATGAGGCGGCTCTTTTGGAAGAACTATTCTATTTCTTTGGATGTAGCCGAACGACAATATCAGAATGCCAAAGCTCGCGAGGCAAAGCGCATAGTGTCACCTGTTAAACGTTTTATAAACAAATTTAAATCAATCTTTAAAAAAAAACAACATGCAATATAAGCTTAAAAAAATAGCCACCATCGTTCATGGTACAGATATGATGGCTGGAGCAAACCGTCCTGATTTTCGTGTTACTGATGATCAAATTGCAGAGATAAAGGATTGGGAGGTTGGTGAGAAATATCAGCTTGTAATCGAAGTTGAGATGATCAGCAAGACCAAGATCGGTATTTTGGGTGGGACTGATGATTATGATGGACGCTTTGAGGTCCAGGCCTATAAGCACCTTGCCCCGAAAAGCCTTGATGAAATGACGGATGAGGAGTTTGAACTAGAACAGGCTAAAGGGTTATCTTCTAAAAAATAAAGATGCTTTCACATAAGCTTTGTTTATCTTCGAAACGAGCCGGCTTTCATCAAGGGGACCATACAAAGTTGGAGGGGTTTCACGATGATGTACCAACAGAGGCTCACAGGTCTTCCTTGTCAGAACTTATTGCGGAATGTGGTCCGCGTGTGGTAATTCTTCAGTGGACAAAGTGCAAATGGCGGGCGTATTGGAGAAGGAACGAATTTGAGATTACCGAAGATGCGGACCTGTCTATCACCGCCGTGGATGCAAGGGGCGCAGGGAAGAGCCCGGGAGAGGCGGTTGCAAAGCTATATTTAGCCCTTAAAAAACTTCCAAATGAAGATAAGAATACTTAGACGTATGGAATATGAAGGCACTTTTGTTTACATCATGCAGTTTCGTTATACATTTCAGTATTTATTCCCATGGAATAAAGAGATTTATCAAAACCATATTATTTCAAACCCTTCACCATGGATGAAGTTTCTTTGGTTTATGGGATGGCTCGAAAGCCCATATACGAAAGATGAAGAAATCCAATTAATGGAGGTAATTTTATCCGGGGCAATGACTTCAATCGATGCTTTGAAAAAATTAGAAGTTGAAAAGGAGTTAAAGGAAAACGATCGGGACGGCATACCTCACGCTCCTGTCCACAAAGCGCAATCCAAGGCACACGATCTCCAGCACGCATCAGCGCAAAAACCTATTCCGAATGAAGTATAGAAGGCTTGTCGCAAAGTCTTTGCAACATTAGGTCTCCATGAGTTCACAGGCTCCATACAAAACCCTCAAAGTTGCTTATGAAGATATTGCCCGGCTTGTTGTAAAAGATGATGAAATGGTTGAGGAAGTTCTTGATAAGAAAACTCAACTGGCAATCGTTAAACAGGTCGATGAAGAATACAACGTAGCTTATCCTTATAATGAGGCAAAGCGCGCAGTTCAGCTTGCACGCTTACAGCTCTATAACAATCAGCGGCGCGATGCAGAGGCTGTTGGTGATCCTTTAATGTTCACAGTTTTTAATACCGTGCTTGCCGCCCTTTATGATGATCGGCTTATGGCTGTATGGGAAGGGCGGGGAGGTGAGGGGGACGAGGATGTAGAGGAAAATTTAAACGCCCTCTGCGAGTATGACTATGATGCGATGGGGAAAAGCGAATTGGATTATTATTGGGCTTGGGATACATGTTTTTTTGGCCGTGGATTGGTTTTGCAGATGGATTTCGATCGTGATGAAGGTGTTATAGCTCCTGTTCCGGAAGTTCTTGATCCTACAACCTTCATTCGTGATCCGAGGGCTACCTCTGTGAACGGGGATATGAGGGGGAAGGGCGCTATGAGGTTTGGTGGTTGGGAGTCCGGAGCGACTTATTATGAACTTAAAAATGCTCCTGGTTATTTTAATGTCGGCTCATTAAAAAAAGGTAATGATCTAAAGTCTTTGATGGGCAAAGCGAAAGAAGCGCGTAACAACGCTCAAGGAACAGAGAATTTTCCGCAAAGAGAGGAAACTTTGAGTAAATTTGGGAACTATGAATTTGGGCTTTTGAACTGGTTTACCACGATCAAAGGGGAAAAATATTTGGTGACACTTGGGAACTGCAGATCTGTAGTGGTACGTTTGATTAAACTGGATTACAATGGACGTTGGCCGGTAACGGACCGGACCTTTTATCCGATGTCGAATGACTGGGATGGAGTTTCTATTCCCGATCTTACAGAGGACAAACAGCGTATGGGTGCTGTTCTTTTAAATTTAGGACTTATTTCGGCAAAGGCCGATGCTTTGCCGCGCTACCTGTTTGATAAAACTAGAATTAAAAACAAGAATGATCTTAATTACCGGGCAAATAAATATATTGGGGTAGATGGTCGTGTTGATAACGCTTTGATGCCGATTCAGAAAAATAGTGTTGTTGGCTATATTGGAGCAATCATGGATATTTTGGATCAGGGCGCCCAACGTGCTAATGCTACTCCGGAAATTCAAATGGGAGTTCCGGCGGAACAGCAAAGAACTTTAGGGGAATTGAATCTTGTATCTTCCAAGGTTGATACTCGTTATTCGATGTCAGCAAAGATATTTGGCTGGAGCGAGAAACGATTTTGGCAGCAATGGTATGCACAATATAAACTTCATTTTAAAGATAAGATTGATGAAAAGATTATCCGCATCGCGGGATCGATGGCACCTACCTGGAGGCCTTTAACCCGTGAAAATATTATTATGCCGATTGACCCGGATATTAAAATTGAGTCCCGGGTTATTTCCGAAGCTAAAAGGCAAAGAGAACAACAGGCGTTCGATTCCTTTGCAGCTGTTGCTATGGGAGAGCCTACCGCAAATAAACGTTTTATTTTGAAGAAGGCCGGAAAACTAAGAAATCTTAAGAAAGAAGAATTAGATATGATGTTTCCTCCAACTGTTGATGAATTGCAGGCCGAAGAGGAAAACAAGATGTTGAATGATGGGAAATTGCCAAAAATTGGTGTTCAGGATGATCATCTGCTTCATATTTACATCCATGGGAAAGCAAACCAGACACCAGAAACCATGGCGCACATCCGTGCTCATAAAAAGTTGATGATTACCAAACGAAACAGACCTGATCTTTTTGCCCCTCCTGCTGGTGCTGTTTCCGGGCAGCCACCAATCCCAGGTGCTCCTGCTGGACCTCAGCCTCCGCAATTACCACCACCTAGCGCACCTACCAATTGAGTAAAGATAGACAATCAATAATTGAAATTTTAAATCAGGGGAAAGCTTCGGAGTTTTGGTCTATCCTTCAACGGGATATCGATCGGCAGATAGAAGAATTTAGGAGTCAGAACACTAGAGAAAAGCTTAAAAGCTTACCTGCGGACCAGTATAAACTGGAGAACGAAATTATGTTTGCAAAAATAGAATTTTTAGAAAGTTTGCAAGTCTTGCCGGAAAATATTATGTTAGAAATTGGTACACCCGCTATTGAAGATAAGGAATTCGATCCTTATCGGAAACCGGGGGAGTTTGAAAAATAAGCCTATCCGTCCATCCACTGCAGTTTGTCGCTATTCTGCTGAGGATGAGTAACCCACAATAAAATATGGCAGAAGATAAGATTACCGCTCCGAAACCCGAACTGGAAGACGACAAACCCATAGTTGAGAAGGAAGTGGAGGTTGTTGATCCAGATAAGGTAGAGGGCGAGCAGCCCGAAAAAGAGGGTGCTGAGGTTGAAAAGGTGGAGGAAGAAAAGGTAGAGCCTGTGCCAACCCGGCAAAGTGCCCAGCAGCACATTATAGCGCGACAAAAACGCACTATAGAAAAGCTACGGTCTAAGACTGAAGAGGAAGTGGACGTCGAAAATGAAGTGGAGGAAGGCGACGACACACTTACTCCGGAGGTCCAGAACGCCGTTGATAGACAAATTCAGAAGCGGTTGAGTCCAGTCTTCGGGGCACTGGCCAATAAAGCTGATGAAGATGAACTATCCGCATTATTCGGTACCGAACCAGAGGCCAAGAAATACGAAAAACGTATTCGCGCCCACATGGAGGTATGGAAAAATGTTCCGGTTAGGTCAATCTATCAATCTCTCGCTTTCAGCACCTCACAAACTGCAACAGCAAAACGCAAAAAAGTGGCTGATGCTGAAGCTGGTGGTATGCGTGGAGTCGGGTCACAGCGCAGAGGTAGCGCTAAAACTTCCAACATCCCAACAACTGAAGAAATGGAAGCTATGGATGATACCGCATTCGAAGAATTACAGAACAAAGTTCGTACTGGTGCTTACAAATAATTTTTGCTGGATGTTGTCGCAAACATTGCAGCACAGCCTAACAAGGGGCTTCTAATGCCTTGTTACATACAATTATGGCAAATACAACAACTACAGAAGTTGCTTCAGCAGTGGCGAATTTTTATGATCGCACTATGTTGAAGGCAGCTCGGCCTTTACTCACTCATCTCAAATGGGCTCAGGTAAAGGATCTTCCCCGCAATGGTAGTGAAACAATTAAATTCCGTCGTTACTCTCTTTTGACAGCCGCAACAACGGCTCTTTCGGAAGGCGTAACTCCGTCTGGTTCTCAATTGGCTGTAACAGACGTTTCCGCAACCGTTGCTCAGTATGGTGACTATGTTACCCTTACTGATTTTGTACAGATGACAACTCTTGATCCACTTTTGACCGAAACATCTGACATTTTGGGTCAACAGGCTGGCAATACATTGGACCAGGTATGTCGTGATGTCATTATTGCTGGTAGCACGATTCAGTATGCGTCCACTGCAACAACTCGCCTTACCGTTACATCTTCCATGAAACTTACGCGCCAGGAAGTTCGTGAAGCAGTACGTACACTCCAAAGCAATGACGCCCAGAAGATTACTCGTATGGTCAACCCTTCTACGGGCTTCAACACTTCTTCAATCAACGCGGCTTATGTCGGTATTATCTCGGAAAACACCCTTTACGATCTTAAGAATGAATCGGGTTGGACTCCAGTAGAAGAATACAGTTCACAGGCTGACGTTATGGAGGGTGAAGTTGGTAAGATGGACGATGTCCGTTTTGTACTTACCACAAACGCAAAGATCGCCTCTGCCGGCGGTGCTGGAAGCACTGATGTTCACCTTACGCTTATTATGGGCAAGGATTATTACGCAATCTCGCGTATTTCCGGTGAAGCAATGAAAAACATTGTTAAGCCACTTGGTTCTGCTGGTTCTGCAGATCCTCTTGATCAGCGTTCTACTTCAGGCTGGAAAGCAGCTTTTGTTGCAAAACGTCTGAACGAGAATTTCGCTGTTCGTGTTGAGCACGCTGTAAGTTCCTAATAGTTAGGATACTGTTTCTGTCTTCTGCACTAGACGATTTATTTCTGTTACTTAAATTTATTATGGGTAGACCAAAAGGTGTAAAAAATCAGGAAGAAAATGTTGGTGAAAATCAGGTAGCTGATCAGGCCGAAGAAACGGCTAAAGAAGTTGAAAAAGTTGAGCCGAAACTCAAAGCTCCAAAGAAGAAAGAAGTTGAAAAAGTTGAGCCGAAACTCAAAGCTCCAAAGAAGAAAGAAGTTGAAGAGGAGCCTAGGCTTGAGGCACCTGAAGAAAAGATGGCTACTGAAACCGGGGATTATCTCCTGAAGTATCAGTATCGCAAGCAGACGCCATTTGGCTCTGTCGCATCTAATCCAGCACCTGGGAGTAAAGCAGAAAAAATGAAAGCCTTTTTGCTTTCTTCGCCAAAAGTCAGAATGTTTATTCCTCAAACGCCGGGAGAGGATATTAGCATTCCGCAAAGTGTTTGTTTAAATGGATACCGTTTAGATTTCCCTAAACAGACATATCTCGATGTTCCGGAACCCGTTGCCAACGTCTTGATGGAGTCCCTCAAACAAACGGAGGTTGCGATAATGCGTAACCGAATTGATGGGGATTCAAAGAAAGAAAATGCATTACTTTAATCCTGAGTCGCATCGGGATGCATACAATTAAAAAATTATGGCTATCACAGAAACAATAAATAAACCGCTGAACGTTATTCGTATGGCTGTTATCAGTCATATTGACACTGGCACTGTTGCAGCTCGTGAATTCCTAGTCGGATTTAAACCTCGCTACGTCCATGTTTTTAACGAAACGGACCAAATTGAGGAAGAATGGTTTGAGGGTATGGCTGACGCCGAAGGCCTTCTTCGTATTAACAATGGTACCGGCAGTCTCATTACTACAAATGGTATTACCGTTTCGGATCGTGGGTTCACTTTAGGCTTGAATACCACGATCTATATCACAAGCAAGCAGTACAGCATCCTTGTTTTTGGTTAATTCTGCATTTGTTTCAGTTTCTGGCCGCTTCTAATCACGTCTGGTAGGTTCGCGCGGCAGAATCTTCAGCCAGACTAACAAATATCTCTATGAAATTTGCAGAAGAAATCGGTACAGAGGTGAAACGCCAAATGAAAGATTCACGTTTCCAATCCCTTGAAAGACATGCTGTCGGTATGGGGGGCAGAGTCTTCTTTGTTCTTAAAGTCGCAGCTACCAACTACACACAATTTGCTGAAGATCATCCGGACTATCGATCCGGTGATGGAGTGGTGACCGCTGCCGCTGTATACAACACCATAGACAGTGCTATTGGTGCCACTACCGCAAACCAGGGCGACAGAATCTATGTTATGTCTGGTCATACCGAAGCTGTTACTTCAACGAGTATTGCGCACGATGTTGCTGGAATAACAATTACTGGAATTGGGAGTGGGGCGATGAAGCCAACTCTTAGTTTTGGGGTCACTAGTTCTCGTATTAATGTTACGGCGGCGGATGGTACTTGGCAGAACTTCCGCTGGACGGCCGCTGTAGGCGATGTCGTCACTGCGGTTCTCCACGCTACGGCAGCACAAAATACTCAATATCTTGATATTGAGTTCTATGCTACCTCAACATTCAACTTCATTAACGGTTACACTCTCGGAGCGGCCAACATTTCAGACGGTTGTCGATGGGAGCGCAATTATCTGCGGACTGAAGATGCGGGTCAACTCGCGCTATGTATTACCGCAGCATCACAGGCCGACTTGAAGTTCTATAACAATTATGTTGTTCATGCGGCTACTGCGGCTGGTCTTTTGACTGGTGCTGCAGCGGATTTCTTAGGTATTGATGTCCGTGGTAACTTCGTCCAGACAGGTCAAACCGATGGTGCGGTTGGCGTGTTCGTGATTACGACAGGAGTTGCATCAAGCGGTTCAATCGTGGATAACGATATGAAAACTCTTAACGCAGCAGCTAACGTAGCCATCCCGATTGCTTCAAAAGTTTATGCGGCTCGTAACTATATCGCCGGGGCTGATGAGGTAGGTACTGTCATCGGTGTTGGAACACTGTTTGATAATGCATAAAAAGTCCTAGGAATGGATTTCCTTTGCCTCTCGTACCAGGAGAGGCAGGGATAAGTCCATAAAACTTATTCACTAAATAATTATTTATGTTAAATACGGACAAAATGCCCTTCGATCTGCTGGGTGGCGGATGGGAAGTTGCGATTTCGACGCCGTCAGCGTTCTTAGGAGGCACCACGAACGCACGTGGTGATGATGGCGGCACGGCTGACCCTAAAACGTTGTTTGCTGTGACTGGCGATGTTTTGGTGCGTGTATTTGGCGTTTGTACAGTAAATTTGGTGTCCGCTGGAGCTGGAACTCTTGAAGTAGGTGTTCCGGGGAATACGGCTGTTTTGATTGCTCAAGAAGTCGCAACGGAGATCGATGCCAACGGTATTTATCTTTCAGCTACCCAAGTGCTGGCAGCTGTTGCATTTGCGAGTGTTCCGGGACCGTTCTTGATCGTGAATGGCAACGACATTATTGAAACTGTTGGAACTTCTGATATCACAGCAGGCCAAATTTACTATATCTGTTTGTGGAGGCCATTAACTCCTTCATCTACTGTCGTAGGTGTTTCTGAGTAATTTTCTAGCCTTTAAGTAAAAGTTATGGAGAAAGAAGAACAAATTCATTACAAGCTTGGTGAACTTACGAGTGGAATCCAGGCAGTTAATGGCAAAATGGATGTTTTTATCGAAGCTTTAAGGGAACACAAGGTTGAAGACAATAAACTGCACGATGAACATGAAAAACGGATGGATATACTAGAAGGAAAAGAAATCCGCTTTAATACAAAATTAGGATTTTATCTTGGTCTTATTGCAATAATCGCGGGAGGAATTGGAAGTTTTGTGATGAATTTGATTTTAGGTTTTCTGTTAAAAAAGATTTCTTAGTCTTGCAAAAATGACTCCAGCCCAATTAAACACGTTGATAAATCTGAAAGCCGGAACAAACGATACCACGTTTACACAAGCGGACAAGCTTGTGTATATCAATCTTTTCAAAGACGAGATGGCTTCATTGATTCTCGAAAAGAATGCCGGATATTTCCTTTTGCCGACTACATTTAACCTTGTTGCAGATCAACGGGAATATTCGTTTGCCGATACTTTATTGAACCGTATCCATAAACTTGAATTGAAATTCAGTTCAACGGATGCGCGCCAGCCTTCAAAAGGCATTAAAGATTATTTGGGATCTGAAACGGAAAGCGAGATTGTGAAGTTTTATAGTAACAGTCCGGGCCAGTTTCGACATTATATCCGCAGAAGGTCGTTGTTTATTTTATCGGGCACGATCACTAGTGTTACTGATGGAGGCCGTTTATGGTCATATGCTTTCCCCGCTGATTTGGCAAACCTCACCGAAGCCACGGTAAAGATCGAAACTGACCCTTCCACGACGACGTTCGGACTTCCACGTTTATTCCAGGAACTCTTGGCTCGTAGGGTGGTAATGGAATGGAAAAGCAACCAGCCCAAACCGATTTCGTTGAGTCCTCTTGAAATGAATTATAAGGAGGATTTTAAAAACCAGTTGGATTCGTTGAGTACCATAGACAATTCATTAGAGATTATCGGGGAAATGCCCGCTCCCGGTGATCTTGGGAATAGCGGATGGGACTATTAACATTTTTTTATGACGATTTATACAGGAGAGGCAAGACCAACAACAACATATACCGCTGCGGCACGGCCAGCTACAACATATACCGCTGAAGCTAGACCCTAATATTAAATTTCAATGCCAATAATTTTCGATGGTGCCTTTAAGGGCCTGGCTGACAGTAAGTGGTCGGGGTTGCCCGGTAGCTTTGCGGTAGCGGTGGGTGTTGATGGACACTCTACACCGGGGACTATTACCGCTCAGCAGAAACTGAAGAAGGATAGTGCATCAACGGTAGACGCTTTCCCGAAAGTGGCTGTGGCGGCTTCCAATGGGTATACTTTTTGGTTTAGTTCAACAACAGGCAAGATTTGGGCTCGAAATTCAAGCGGTACGTGGTCTTTGGCATATACGACCTCGGCGGGGGCGGGGGGATCTGGTTGTTTGGGTGCTATGGAATATAACGGTTATATTTATTGGGCTACGGAAAGTCGTTTACACCGCGTTGCGATTGCTGACGCTGACGATGCCTGGGCGAGTGTAGGCTTGAATTTCGCCACGTTCACCAAAACTGACGCAAGTTTCCATCCAATGGCAATTCAAGACCTTACCTTGTTTATCGGTGATGGAAATTTGGTTGCTGAGGTGAACAGTGCGGGTACTTTTACGGCCAATGTACTCGATTTAACGACTCCATATCGAATAAAAGCACTTATAGATTACGATATTGATCTTCTTATTGGTACGTATATCGCCGATACGGTAAACAGGGCGGAGATTTTTCGATGGGACACTGTTTCATCTTCATGGAATACTTCAGACAAGATCAATGAAGCGGGAATCAATGCTTTTATTCGAGACGATAATTATCTTTATGTGAGTGCCGGGCTTGCGGGGGGTATTTATTATTACGATGGAAGCTATTTACTCCCATTTAAGCGGATGCCCGGGTCATTCACCACCTCAAAATACGGCTTGGTTCATCCAGGATCGGTAGCAAACTTCCGTGGCGTGCCTGTCTTTGGATTCTCGAACGGTTCGGGTGATCCTGCACTTGAAGGAGTCTATTCCTTCGGTTCATATTCACGAGATTATCCAAAGGTTCTTGATCTTTCATGGGTCATTTCCGAGGCGGTGACTACGGGGATAGAAATTGGAGCCATTATTGTAGCCGGATTTGATCTTTTGGTGGCGTGGAAAAATGGAAGTACTTTTGGGGTTGATATCATCGATTGGTCAAACAAATATAATGGAGCCTATTTTGAAACACGGATGTTGTTTCAGACCGCCAGGGATATGGTCAAGACGGTAGCCCAAATTGAAGCTTTTTATAATTCGTTACCGGCAAGTACAGGGATAACTTTTTCGTATTCCGTGAATGGGGCGGGTTACGTTTCAATGACGAGTATTACCGACGCTATTTTGGCCTCCATTAAAGCCAGAGTTTCTGTTACTGCTATCGGGAGTTTGCAATTTAAAGTCGCGTTTACTTGTTCGGGTAACACCGCACCAGTGTTGGAAGGATTAGCTGCTGAATTTAAGTAAAACTGCCTGATATCCAATATAGCCCGCTTGATGATCTTCCTACAAAAATTGACAATAAAACACAACAGGTCACTACTTTCCCCGCACCCCAATATTCCCCGAATCTTACTGATTTCAGGGCTGCGTTAGCGACTACGGGAATCGTAGCGAGGAACGGAAGCATCGAATCACCAAATTTTGTTACTGGTGTCTCGGGCTGGCGGGTCCGGGCGACTGGTGATGTAGAATTTAATAACGGTACTTTTAGAGGTACAGTTTCGGCTGGTACGTTTATTGGAGGTTCGATTCATATACCAGACCAAGATACAACCGCGAGTAGTTTTCACTCCGATACTTCGGGTAATTCGTGGTGGGGTTGTACCCAAGCGAATTTTACCGCTAACCATAATAACGCGGCGGCTTATATTCTGGCCACTGGTGTAGCAAAATTTCAGACAGTATCGCTGACCAACAATGTAGTGATATCAGGGCTTCAAGCTGGTACGGAAATTGCTATCCAGGACTGGCAATTCACGGCAATTTTTTCGGCTACAGATTATAGAGTTGTGGCTTGGACTTCGGGGACAATCACTCTATTGAATGGGGTTACTTATTCCATTTCTTCGGGGAATACGGGGAATATGGCAACCCTTACCTATATTTATCTCGATACGAATGTTTCAACCACGGTTTTACAAATTACCACTACAGCGGCTAACGCTGTAGGAGCTGGGAAGATACTTTTGGCGGCTGCGAAAAATAATGCCGATACCACAAAGCAGGCTTATTACCAGGTATTTGGTGGATCAGGGGGTATAAACCCTATTATTACAGCCGATAATGTCGTTTCCAGTACGATCACGGCTAATGAAATTGCGGCCAATACGATTACAGGCACAAACATCAATTCGTTAAATCTTACCGGCAAAAATATTACCGTTGATACTGGAACTATCGGTGGTTTTACGATGGGCGCAACAAGCTTTTCCGCAAGTTCCGGCGGGAACACGACCACGGTAAGTTCAGGCTCTACAGCGTTCGCGTCAGGCCCGACAGGTAGCCCCACGGTTACTATCACACAGGCGGGTATTTTGACTGTTGTAGGGGCGGTTATAAATGGTAGGCAATTCACCTCTGACCCGACTTTTGGTGATGGTTCGGATGGGACGGTAACAATAGTTTCGAACACAACTCTTACAAGGGACATGTTTTATGAAGTTTTAACCGTGAATGGTACGGCGTCAAATATAACTTATGCACCTGCGACTGGCACTTCAGGTGATGGATATGCTGGGAGAGCTGGAACTAACATAGTATTCGGTACTTTAAGGTCGGGTGCGGGGACAGCATCAGATAGTTCGGGGGCAACAGAAATTATACAGCTTACATCAGGTACTACAGCAGATCGCTATAACGAAATGCGCCGTTTTATCATGGAATTTGATACCGCAAGTGTTCCTGCGGGAGCAACCATTACGGGAGCTACTTTAAGTGTTTGGGTTGATTCTGTGGTAGACAATTTTTCACAGTCTTTATCTCTTGTTCTCCATGCGAATGGAATAATTGCCAATGCTAGTTTTAATATTGCGAACTGGACAATGACCCAGCAGGCAACAGATTTGCCAATTTCAGGATTAACCGCCGGAGCCTATAACGTATTCACCCTCAATGCCACGGGAATTTCCAATATTGTAAAAGGTGGCACAACAAAATTTGGGATTGTTACATCGGCCGATCAGTCCAATACTGCACCGACGTGGGTTTCAGCCACCACAGCATCTGCGACAGTAGAAACAATCGAGGGGACACATCCACCACAACTAATTATTAGTTGGACTGGTGGCGCACCTGTTCTAAATCCCGCTGGTTACCGTATTTTTGGGAAAACATCGATCAATCTTTTAAATGGAGCCTCTATAACAAGAAATGGGAATACGGGTTCTAATGGAACGGCGGGTGGAAATGGGAGTTCTCCTACTGGTGGTGCTGCTGGTGCTGCTGGCGCTGGCGGGGCTGCCCTGGCTGCTGGAAGCATATCAGGGGCAGTAGCAGGAACATCTGGGGCTGCTGGTGTTGTAGGCGGAGTTGGTGGTTTGGGAGCGGGCAGTGTAGGAAATAATGGAGCTGCTGCAAATAATGGAACGGGTATAACGTCTGGTTTGTGTTTTATTGGTGTGGGAAATGCTACTGGGGCAACCGCTGGCGCTGGCGGGGCTGCCACGGGGGGGCCGGGAGTAGGCGGTGGTGCTGCGGCGGGGACACCTTCGGCACAAGGTACCCAGGGAACTTTCGTTCTTGCAACGGCAGGTGTGAATTTGTTGGTAAATGCTACTTTAATGTTAGATTCCGCCGTTCCTATTCTTTATAAGACAGCATCCGGAGATTCGGGGACGGGGGGTTCTGCTAGTGGAGGGGGAGGGAATAGTGGGGGGGGAGCGAATTCCGGCGGGGGAGGTGGAAGCGGCGGGGGAGGTGGAAGTGGTTCCCCTGGTGGAATAGTTTTAGTTTCAAGTTCTTTAATTAGTGTTGATGCTACATCTTCAATCACTACCAACGGTGGAACTGGTGGAAACGGTGGAACTGGTGGAAACGGTGGAAACGGTGCAGGAGGGAATACTGGTGGCGGGGGTGGTGGGGGTGGTGGAAATTCAGGGTCAGGGGGGAATGGAGGAGTTGTTTGTTTAATTTATACAACTCTTTCAAATTCAGGAACAATCACCGCTAGCGGTGGAGCACCAGGGTCGAAAGGTACGGGGGGAACTGGCGGAAATCCATTCGGAACAGGTAAAACTGGAGTTGTTGGTTCGGATGGGACGGTAGGTTCTACAGGGACAGCGGGAAAAGTTCTTAATTTACAACTTATATGAGATTTTATTTTTTTTACAAAAAGGAAAATGGGCAAGTGGCTTTTTATTCAGAAGGATATGCCGAGGCTGATAAATTTGAAAAAGTATATTTAGATGTGACGCCTGGGCAATATGAAGCCATGAAAAATAATTATGATATGTCTATTAAGGATGGAGGGTTGGTATGTGTAAAATCCCAAAGGGTTATCAATGAGGAAAAGGTGAAGACTCTTGAACAGGCAAAAACAGATTTTGCGGCAAAGACAGCAGCGGGAACAATAAGTTTAGCGGATGCAACAGTGTTTTTAAAAGCATTATCAACTAATTAAATAATAACAAGCTCGTATATGGCTACAAATCCACTGGATCAGTATCTTAATGACGGTTCCGCAGAACAGAAGGCTTTATATAGCCGAAAAGCCGATGATAAAACATTGGCAGAATTTGTTGGTTCTGCTAATCCAATGCAATATTTAACAGGGGATTATTCGGTTGGAGCTCAAAACCAATCCGCCTCAAATAGTTTGGTAAAACAGTATGGAGAATATTCAAGCCTGCAGTACCAGACTCAAAAAAAGGCTTTAGCAGCAAAGGGAATTAATCTAGATACCTACCTCGATCCATCCCATCAGCTTTATAACCCCGGAGAAGGTGCCGGTGCTAATCGAAACGCTACAGTACTTTCTACGCAATTAAGAGCAAAAGCTGAACAGGATGCGATTAAATTAGCTTTAAGCGGCGGCACGGCTCCAAATTATAAAGCACAGTTACAGGCAAAGTATGTGGCGGCCGATGCTCTTGCCAAGAAAGCTTTTCGTAATCCTACATATCGTGCAGAAGCTGATAGAATTAAGAATTTGATTGATGGCTTGGACATAAACACGAATATCAGTGGAGATGTTTTAAAACAAGAAAACGCTGCCGCCGCCCGGGTAGCTGGAAATTTGCCCAATGCAGGAGCAGGGATAGGGAATATCGCAGGCGGCGGGGTTATTAATAATCAAAGTGTTTCTACAGGGATTAGTTATGACAAGCTGGCTAGGGCGGCTAATTCTGGGACTCCAATTACTCAGGTTACTGGTGATATGGCTCCAGGAGGAAATGCAAAAAATGCTATCCAGAGAAACGAGAATGGCGATTATATTTGGGGGAATGGTACATATAAAACATTGGATTTAGCTAAAACTGCTGCAGCAAAAGCTGGAGTAACTTCACCAAACATTTTTGACACGATCACCCGTGATGAAAAAGGAGGGTATGTTTTTCAGGGTCGGAGTTATTCTGATCTGAACTCCGCTCAATCTGCAGCAAAAAGATCAGGTGTTTCAGCTACCTATAACGTCCAAACCCTTCCGCAAGGGGCAGGAACGGTTGCAGGAGGGGCCAAAACACCTCAACGTTCCACATATGCTCCTGGAGCCGCTGGTGATCAGCAATTTAAGAACGCTATGGACCGTTATAATGCTGCCCAAAGTGGACAACAATGGGTATCACCAACACAAGCAACTAGTCCACAGGATGAAATTGCGGCCATGGACCAAGATGCTAATGATGCTATGCGGGCTGAATTGGATACTATCAAAAGCCAAACCGGGAAGGTGGATTTATCTAATTCTGCTTCTTTAGTGGCAAAACTAGAGGCAGCTTTAAATGGTGAACAGGCTCCAGCACGACCCGATCAAGCCAAAGTTTTAGAAGATCAAAGAACAAAACTTGGAGTAGGTCCTTTGGAAGATTCATTAAACGATGTGGATGCCAGACTCACCAAATTAGACGCTGATTTCCAGAATGTTCTCCAAGATGAAGAAAACCGAACTGTTTCAGTAGGAGCTATTCGTCGTCGTCAGTCAACACAGGGAGTTGAATACGATAAACTAAAACGCGACCTGGTTGCTGAGCGTAATTCAATAGTAAACGAATTAGATCAGAAAAATAGTGTTATCAACACGATAATGGCAGCGGCCGGCAAAGATTTCGAAAATGCTCAACAGGACTACCAGGCTCAGTTTACGAGGTCATTGCAAATGATTAATTTACTGCAAAATAATGAGGATCGTGAATTGAGTAAACAAGAACAATCCAGGGACAATGCGCGTGCTAATTTTACGATCATTACAAACGCTATTTCTGCCGGGACTATTGATTGGGATAAGATTGATCCAGCCCAAAAAATTTCTTACCAAAAACTCGAAATGCAGGCTGGTTTGCCCGTGGGAACACTTGAGGCGTATGTCCAAAAACCTTCAGCTGCTTGGAAAATGTCAACGATTCTTCCGGGCGTTGATGATAACGGGAATCAGGTGGCTACGGTTTTTGAGCAAAATAGCCAGACTGGTGAGTTTAGAACCACAAAATTAACAACTGATTATTCACCTAAAACAACATCGACCGCTGCACAAACTCCTGAACAGAAAGCCGAACAGGAGTTCTGAGAGTATACATCCACATTGATTGGGAAAGGGGATGATGAAACTTCGGTAAAACAATTGATAGCTCGTTATCCTTGGCTTACGCAGGCTCAAGCACAAGAAGAACTTGGTCTTTAATAAAATTTTATGGTAGCTCCCTCATGGTATAAACCTACGGCAGCAATTGTTGTGAATGAAAACCAAGAAATTATTCAACCTCAAGCTGATGCCCCTTCGTGGTACAAAGAAAAAAATGCGGTAAAAGCTCCGGATTGGTATGATGCGAAGAAACAAAGGCCTACTTATGAATCTGTTGCCATGGACGCTCTTTCGACAGGAACGAAATATCTTATCTCCAAGGCCGCCTCTGATAAAAGTATTCCAAAAGGAGTTTTTGATGATGCTGCTTTAGGGATAGGTAAAATTCAAGGATGGTGCGGAGAGTATGCTTCCAGACTTTCTACCGCTTCTAAGGTTGGTGATTCTTGGAATCAAAAAATAGCTAACGCGAATAAAACACCTGACGCAAAAAACAGTATTCAACCTGGATATAAGGTTGTGATTCCTTTGGGAGTAAATAAAAAAGGTGAAGGATATGGACATGTTATTGCTGCTATTACTGCCCCGGATGAAAAGGGTAATTTTTATGTTGCTCAAAGCAATGCGGATGGTCGTCAAAATCGCGGGGAAGGTCCGGGTGTAGCGACATATGGTATTTTTAATGTTAATGATCTTAACAAGAGATACGGTAAAAACTGGGGAGCATTGCCTGGAGAATTAAAAACAAATGCTTTTGCTAATGGGAAGGGTGCTATCCCTATCCAAAAACCTCAAAATGATACGGGTGAGGAGGATAATTGGGTTAATAGATTGATAAAAGGTGGGGTTAAAGTTGTGAGTTCTGCCGTTTCTGGCGGCCCGGCACCACAGAAATCTAATTTAACGAATGACCAAGCGCCTTCATCTGTCTTAAACACGAACAATCCTAAAGTTTTAGCTGACTATGTTTTAAAACAAGGGATTAGTGATTTGCAGAGTAAAGAATGGTGGGTAAATTCACCTGTGAAAAATGAGGCCTGGAAGATCTTAAATGATACGAGGGGAATAGACACCTCAAAATATAATCCGGATATTGTGAAGTCAGAAATTGGTGCCGATAATGCGAATTGGTTACTTGACCCCGTGAAGAAGGCTATGGGCATGAAAACAGCCAAGCAATCCGTCCACACCCTCACGCAAGCGGAAGCGGATCAAATGGGGAAACCTGATATTTTAACCGGGGCTTTATACAAAGGAGCGGGTAACGAAAAAGGCTTTCAGCCTGCTATCCAAGAAAAAAGGATGGTTGCATTCACAGAGCAAGAATATCAGAAATTGAGAGATGAGGCTCCTAAAATGATTAGTGATACGTTGGCTCCAGTGAAGCAGGTAATTAAAAATTCTGCCGGGCTGAATCCAGCATATTCTTATCTTGGAGGTGCTATGATAGATGCTTTGGAAGAAAGTGCGCACGCTGTTGCCTCAGGTATATCAGATATAACTGGAGTAAAAAAAGGAGATAGTTTTGCTCAAATTGTTGGTCAGCTTGGGAATGGAGGGTTAAAAATAGCTTTTGCGCCAGCTATGGCCCAATTTAATAGTGTTTTAAATGCTATCCCTGGAGCAAAAGAGATTTCATCCAATGTTCTTAATCATATTGTTGAAGGAGCTATAAAAGGCGGTGAAATATGGACAGATCAGTTGGAAAAATTATCTGGTGTTAAAGGATTTTCTAAGGAAGCACAGAAAATTTTAAAACCTGCTTTGGAAAATACTATTCCGATTTTAATTTTTCATGCTGCCGGAAAACTGGGAGTTAAGGTTGTAGAAGGTGTTGCGGATAAATTTTCAAAAGGCGAAAGTGCTTCCCTGCGCGATACGGTTTCTAAGCCTTTTGATCCACAATCAGTAGAAGCTTTAAAACCTCTAGGAAATGGCAAAACAGCTTTAGACAACATGGCTGCCCAGCGAGCACGTTTGAGTGAACTTCAGCAAAAAGGAAAACAAGAACAAGTGGTTGTTCCAGTAAATGGTGAAAAAGCTTTAGAAATTAATACTTTTACTTATAGTGATGGGAAAGTAGGTGCCAGTTTAAGAATCAAAACAGAAGAGCATTCCATAATGACACCCATTACCGGCAAATATGAATCTCCCCGGGCGGCTGTAGAGGCCATGGTTTCAAAAATTGAAGAATTAACTAACAAAGGTAGTGATATTGCTTCAGAGGCGATACGTCAAAAAATTGACCAGCTCAAAGAAACGAATTTCAAGGATATTCAAACTCCCAAAGCTATGCAGGAGGGTGTCGTTAAACCTCAAGAAACAACAAAAAATATTGTTCCAAAAGAACAAATGTCATTAGAAGATTTTCGTGCAAAATCTAATCCAGACAAAAATTTTAAACAACCAAAAATTGTAGAAGGAACCGGGAAAGAAAAAACCAGGTCACTTGCAGTTGGAGTTGAGCAAAAAGCCATCGAGCATCGTCTTACTTCAGAGTTTGGGGATCTTCCAACATATAAAGAAGTGAATATGGGAGATCAAGCACGACGTTCTCAGGATATTCACGCTAAAGACCCGGCATTGGCTTTCGAGATCGCTATGGGCAGAAAACCTGCCCCAAAAGATGTTTTACCTGAAAGCGTTTTTGTTGCTGTAGAAAATGCAGCTATAAAAGCCGGTGATGTTGAAACGCTTCGACAATTAGCCACAAATTCTAAACTTGTTTCAGAAGCTACTTTAATGGGTCAACGTATTAGAGCTCTTGGAGAACGTGATCCTGAATCACCCGTTGCAGCTATTTCTTCAGTCATACGTGCCAGAGAAAATGTAATTTTGAAGAAACTTAAAAAAGGTGAAACCGCTGAAACGGCAAAAAGGAAAGCCGTGAGTGAAATAAAAGTCGAGATTGTGAAAGTAAGACCAACAAAACAGACTTGGGCAAATTTTATTGAATCCATAAAATGTTAAATTTATGAGTTTTTGTTTACTTCCATCGCAGGCAGATGTATTTCTAGGGAAATTAAGAAAAGGAGAAATTAATCCTGACAAACTTTCTGGCATGAAAAGTTCAGAGCGTCGTGCTTTCTTTTCAGAATTTTTAGGTGAAACTGCGGGGACACGAACTAACGCACTATTTGAAAGTAAGCTTCTTTTAAAAAATCAACAGCAGGGGATTATTAATTGGGCCAAACAGCTTACTGGCATTAAACCAGAAGTTCGTCGAGATATTTTAAATAAAGCTGAAAGAATGACGGAAATTCTTCAGCCTTCAGAGATTGATGGGTTTCTTAATGATCTAGTGGCACAGAGGCTTGGATTAGGAGTGAGTGTAGCAGAGGCCAGTAAAATTGCTGATTTGGCCAAAGTTACGGCAGAAAAAAGAACAGCGTGGGATGGTAAGAAATGGAATACAGAAAAAAACCGCCTTGAATTTGGGGCGGCTAAAGTTGCTTTTGGTGAATATGTGGCAGGATTAAAGCTAGAAAGCCAAAAATTAGGATTAATTGGGGCTGTAAGAAATCCAGTTAAAATTATCGAAAAAATTGGTGGAACTGCAAAATCTTTAAAAGCTTCGTTTGATCTTTCTACAATTTTTCGGCAAGGATGGAAGGTTTTATGGACCTCTCCTACTATTTGGGCAAAGAACAGTGCTAAGGCTTTTATTGATGCGGCGCAAACAGTGGGCGGGAAAAATGTGATGGATGCTGTTAATGCTGATATTTTGAGTCGTCCCAATGCTATGAATGGGTTATATGGCAAAGAAAAATTGGCTATTAGCAATGTTGAAGAAGATTTCCCGGAAAATATTGTTGCGAAAGTCCCCGTTATTGGAAGGCTTTATAAAGCTTCAGAAACCGGATATACAGCCTTTCAGTATCGAACGCGTGCAGATGTTTTTGATAAATATGTGGAGATTGCTAAGAAAAGCGGGGCGGATATTGAAGGAATAGGAAAACTGGTGAATACCCTTACCGGCCGTGGACATTTAAAAAAAACAGAATCAATCGCTAATACAATGAACGCAGTGTTTTTTGCTCCTCGTTTTGTGCGTTCACAGTTCGATTTTTTGACCGGGATGGCTTTTCAAAAGGAGGTGGGTAGTTTTGCACGAAAAACTGCAGCATTAAATTTAGTAAAAGTAATTTCCGGAACAGCTGGTGTTTTAGCTATAGCAAATGCGGTTTTACCTGGAAGTGTGGAATTTGATCCTAGAAGCTCTGATTTCGGGAAAATTAGAGTGGGGGATACACGTTTTGATGTATCAGGTGGCATGGGTTCATTAATTACCTTAGCCGTGCGCCAATTGAGTGGACAGATAAAGAGTTCTAGTTCAGGAAATATCATACCTCTTGATTCTGATGCCTTTGGGGCGATGACTCGTTGGGATGTAGCGTGGAATTTTACTGAAGGAAAATTTTCTCCGGCAGCGAGTTTGGTCAAGGATTTAATGAAGGGAAAGACCTTTGAAGGAGAAAAACTAACTTTACAAAATGAAGCAATGAATTTGTTTGTGCCTTTGCCTATTTCAAATTATTTAGAGTTGGCTTCAAACCCAAATGCGGCTAATCCTGTTTTAGCAAGTATCGCTGATGCGTTGGGTGTCGGCACTAATACCTATACCCCAACTTCAAAATTCGATGAATTCCAGGAAACTTATGATGAAATCCAAAAATTAAAATCAGATGGGAAAAATGAAGACGCCGATAGGGCGTTTGATAATTTAACTTCCGGAGAAAAGAAAACCTATAAAATGTTGGAGTTAAAGCCACAATACGATGAAATAGAGAAGTTAAAAGCCGAAGGAGAAACCACAAAGGCTGAGGAACTTTACAACAAGATTTCAAAGAAAGATCAAACCGCATATAAAGCTCTTGAAAAAGAATTTTCTACCACCTCTGACAAGGAGAATAAGGTTCAAAACTCAAAGACGGAAAAAAGTTTGATTGATAATATTACAACTTACGCCGAAGCAATTGGGACCGATCCGGCAACAGCTTTTGATCGTATTTTTAGCGGACAATATATCCGGCGAACAGATAACGGAGCCATTATTGTTGAAAGAATGTCTTTAGAAGATTCCCAAAATGTAAAAAAAGAAGGTGGAGGGAATAATCCTGGCATGAAGCTAGATCACACCATTCCTTTACAGCTGGGTGGATCGAACTCCAAAGACAATTTAAAACTTGTTACAACTGATGAATGGAAATCTTATACCAAGGTGGAAAACTATTTAGGTGAGCATTTACGGGACAAAAAGATCAGCAAAACTGATGCGCTAAATGCAATTACCAAATTTAAAGAAGGTAAAATTTCCTTTGATGAAATTAAACGTAGTTATCCTTAATCACAAGGAAAACTGCAAAACCAAGCTTTGTACGGCTCTGTTTGGCTTAAATAAAAAGAAGCTAAAACTAAAATTCCAATTATGATATAGGGGAAGATTTTTTTCACAGAAAAACAACAAAGAATAATATATTAGGTTTTTTAAGAAGATAAAATCCTTTCATCACTAATGATTCTTGAAAAATTTTTACCGTAAGGAAGTTCCCGAAGGATAAAAATTCCAAGAATTATTGTTGTTAAAACTCCTAATCCTATTGAAATCCACCAAATGAGAAATTCAGACATATTTAATTTTTAAATTATTCTTTTTTTGTTATCTTCTGTTTCTTTCTTTTTAGCCCATTCAAAGAACTTATCCAAAAAAGTATCCGAAAAAACTCCAAACATAAGCCAAACTAAAATAAAAGAAAAATAATTATATCCAGTTAATTTGCCATCAAAAAACATTGCCAGTAACCCTCCCAAGAATCCTCCTAATAAATAAGCATAAACCATTACAGTAAACTTCAAAATTAAGATATTTGAACATTAGCACTGTTTTGCGTTTTGTAAAGGCTATAGTTGCCATAAAATTTCTACGCGATAGGGTAAGATCACCTTTATTCCACAATTTTATGGATAAGAAAAAACCTATTCAGTTAGATGCGCCAGGCTATTTTGGTGCAGTCGATGATGCTCCACTAGATCAGGATTATCAGCTCGCAGGAGGAGCTTTAACGCTTCCCAAATCTAGAGAAACATACTTTTTAAAGAAGACTCATTATCAGCAAACGGAGGTTTCATCGGTAAGCTGTACTGTTCATGCTGCCATGGGGGCGTTTACCGATCAAACGGGCAATGTGTTTGATTTACCTAATCGTCAAGCTGTTTGGAATATTGCTTTAGCTGGCGGCGCCGATCCTCTTGTTGGTTGGTCAGTAGCAAAAGCGGTTGATGTGGTTCGTAAATATGCCAACACCCTCTGGGGACTCAAAATGATGTCATTTCGCGTTGAGGTAGGAAGCAAAGAGTTCTTCCAAGCATTAGATCAAGGGTATTCGATTGTAACAGGGTTTAATGGGTCTACAGCGTATGAGGTGGACCGCAGGGACGGTATTTTGGATAAAGTTGTGTTTGGACGAACGTTATATGGCCATAGTGTCAGGATTTGTAAGGATATGGATGGAAATTTCACTTTGGTGGTAGATAATTACCCTAAAACATCAAAATGGAATAACTACAAAATAGATCGGTCACATTTTGATAAGCTCATAGCCAATAACGTTTTTTTTAGAGGCGGATATGTATTTGTTCTAAAGGAAGATTGGGAAAAAATGAACGTTTCTACCTGGGTGCCGGTTTGGGCTCAAAAGTCGGTGGAAAAAGCTCTCGATAAAAAAATTATTGATCACACCAATACGATTGATTTGCCTTTAACTGTTCCAGAAATAGAGGCAATTTTGCAGGAGGTTGGGGTGTTTCAGCAAAAACAGGGGACCATTAGCCTTGTTCGGCTTCTTGTCGCACTTGACCGTTTAGGACGATTATAATTTAATCTCATTTTTATGAATGCTCTTAAATCAACCTTGTTTCATGCGTTGGAATTGACCGTTGTGATTCTTGCCGCTTTTACGATCTGCAATTTGTTTAATCTCACGAATGAGGACGTAAAACTCGTTGTTTCCATCGTTTTAAGTGGATTAGTGAAGTTTGCCCGGGCTCTTGATGCATCGCCCATTCCAGACTACGTAAATGGCCCCAAAATTGATCCTTTGATCGAAGCTGCTCCTGGCAGTGAATGATTTGTTCTTGGCCCTAGAAAAGCACCAAAAAAACCCGGAAGCTTCTATTGGGAAGGCCGGGGGTTTTTGGTAACCTTTTATTTCATAAGAGAAATTGGTTTTGCAACCGTCGCAGATATGGCTAATTTGTTTTGGGGTCTTTTTCATCAAAGAAAGACTCATAAATTAAGACGTACTTCTTGAGGAGGGGAACGGTTCTAGCGTCCGAATGGTCTAGTCTTGAGCCTTTGATCGCGTTACAAAGCCTACACATCAACTGCATATTATCTTTGTCATCATAAACAGCGTCCTCTTGGAGCAACATCATCAAAAGAGTAACCGGGATGATATGGTCTACGGTTGTAGCTGGCTCTCCGCAAGCGCACGGCCATACCTTAGCTGAGGCGAGCTGTTGGTGTTCTCTTAACGCCGAAGTTTTACGCTTTTTCTTCTTCATCTTTGTATTTATGATAGATCAAGTTATCGCACTCTCGTTGAGTCCATTGACGGGCTGTGTATTTCTTCATAGCTTTTCTTAAAGAGTTAAGGGAGTGGAGGTTTAATAAGAGCTAAAACCTCGTCTATGGCGTGGTTGTGAGGGAAACAGTGGAGTGCTACATCATGCCCGTGAGCTTTGTTGTGGTAAAGGTCAGGCTCTTTATCTATTTCCGCTTTCATTTTGTAAGGGTCGAGTTTTAATTTTTCAATCTCTTTCCGTAAACGCTCACGCTCGGAGGAAAGGGCTTCTCTATAACATTCACAGACTTGAGGAGGGTCGTTGTAGGCGCAAACATGGTCTTTAAGCAGGTCGGAGATGAAGGGTTTGATATTATCAACATAGAAAAGGTTTTTGCCAGGGAGGATCGCATGAAGGCCAAGAAGTTTCTTAAAATGTTCCTCTCTTGGGAAATCTTCTTCAAGGGGCTTGTCGGGCTTGGGGTCTGGTGAAGGTTTAGACCAATAGCACTTCTTACACAAGAATTTATACGGATGATCGTACCATTCAT